TTGCCACTATTTGTGATACATATTTGCTTATTTTATTTGTTTTTTCATTATCCTCAAATGATATTCCAGTTACAAATTCGTCAAAATCTGCATCTCCATCTTTTATTCCAGCCTTTATTTTAGCCTCCGCTAAAACACTTAATGCTGACATTCTGCTTTGATTTGCTTTACTTTCAGATAATTGCTTTTGCAAATCTTCAATTAATTTCTTTGTATCTGCATCTGCTTTTTTCTTCTTATCGTCATCTGACATTTTTGCATCTAATTGAGCTTGTAATTCTGCAATTTTATCATTCAATTCTTTTTGTTCTGCTTTTGCTTTTCCACTATTTGTGTATTCTCCACTTGATAAAACTTGTTTTTTGAAAAATCCTTCAATATCTTCTTTTGACATTCCTTCTTTATATGAATTTCCCATGATTTCTTTTAATATTTCTTCCATATTGATTCCCTTTCTTTCGGTAGCGTTTTATAGCTGTTCCCTCAGCAATACCTATCTACATATATAGCCCTGTAGAACAGGCAATTTTGTATATTAAACTTCTTGAGCAACATTTGTATCATCTTCGCTATTAGTTACTTTATTGTCGCCTTTAGAAGCATTAACATCGTTATTATTTGTTTCTGTTTTCTTTTCTTGTTTTTGCTTTTCTTCTTTATACTTCTTTCCTCTATCAACAACTCCTGTAATGTCATTCGTCATATCTGCCATTGATAAAGCATCCTCTGGAGCAATTTCTCCAGTTGACATAAGTGTACTGAAGCTTTGTGCTTTTGATTGTATATTGTCATGTTTATTTCGTGGTAATTTTATATCTATATCCTCAAGCTTAAATTCTTCTGAAACTTGATTTAATAACTTTAATACCTTTATTGCTACTCCTAATTGCTTTTTCTTTGCAATTTTAAAATATTGCTCTTTTATTCTCGCAACTATTTCTATATCTGCCCATCCATCACGAAGTTTTACAGCATCACCTGTATCTCCTCCTCCACCTGAACGTGTTTTTCGGTCTGGGATTCCTACTACAGTTTTGTATGCTTCTTCAAGATATTCTCTTAAGTTTTGTATTCCTAAAGCATCTAATTGTTGATATATAAATTTTGCATCTACATCTACACCAGTCTGTCCTATTAATTGCAATATTCTATTTTTTCTCGCTTTTTCAGCTTCTTCGCCTGTTATTTCAGCATTTATTATAACTAACAAACTCTTAATAACATTTTCAACATCACTTATACTATCACTCGCTAACAAATTAAGTGCATCACTTATATCCATCGCTAGTTCAAAATCGCCTAGCATAAATTGATTATTTTTTACCAATACTATTGGATTTAATCCTATTGGGTTTATATCATAATCAACTATCCTTGCATTATTCTTACTAAACGTATTTGTTCCATTACATTCAAGCACATATCTTTCCGTATCTGTATACGCATAAAATACAGTCTTCTTTTGCTCCTCAGACACATAATATGATACTGAAAGTTTTGTTGGATTTCCTAATTCTGGAGAACATATTGTAAATGTCGTTCTTGGGTCTAAAAACATTGGCACTATTGGATAATCTGGCATATAATCACTATATAACTCAGCAGTTGGAAACAACCCTAAGTAACTCATACCACATATACTTGCCATAGTTCCTGCTTCATGGTCTACTGTTTCTGAATTTTCATATCCCATTATGTCAATTAATTTTTCAATGTCTTCTAAATGTTTACCTTTCCTTTGCGTGATTTGTGCCCCTTGTGAATATGTATAACCTACTATCGTTCTTACTGTAGAATTTGCATAATTTATTGTAGTTTGATTCTCTATGCCTTTACCATAAAAGTCTGCTGTACTTCCTTTATAGTTTTGATTCTGCTTTCCACAATAATAATCAATTAGTTGGTTTATCTCTACTCTATTCTTCCAAAATGTAGTCCATCCTTTTTGTATTATATCCTTTATCGTATTTGGCGTTACTTCCCCATCTACAATTATTAGCTTTCTCCCTCTTTTAGGATTATTTATTATTTCTTCTACAGACAACTCTTTTTTCACTCCTTTTACAACAAAAAATAGCCAATGACTCTTAATCACTGGCTACTGGAGCACTATTACTATTCAATTCAAAATTCTTCTTGCATTTCCTACACCAAAATAATATACCTTTGGCATCAGCCCACTTATACTTCCTGCAAACTAAATTTCCACATATAGTGCATCTTACTTCCTCTATTTCGTTGTTTTTTTTCTCTTCCATAATATTCTCCTAATATAAATATAACATAATATTTTCTTATTGTCAACTATTTTTTTCTAAATTCCTAGCATATCTCTACTTACTGTACTTGACACCCTCCCGACTTTTGCTTGGATTCCTAATACATTACTCGCTAACATAGATAAACTATCTGGAGCATCATCATGTTGTTTTGCTCTTACGTTTTTTGCCGTACTTTGATTAAACGCAAATGTTTCATTCAATGCCTCATTAAATTGCTTATTTCCTTTTATAGATTCTCTTGTGGGTATAATTAATCTATATTCTGACGCATCTACCCCTCTTATAAATCCTTGTGATGCTAATATCCTATCTAGTTTTGACTTATTTGTTGGAGATTTCTTACTCGTTACATAACACACATATTTTCTCTTTTTTAATTCTCTCTCTACAGCCTCTGCATACATATCTCCACCATTATTGGCTTCAAAGCATATGTACGTTACTCCATACATTATTATCGCATCTACTACCATCGGAATAGTCGTGTCTTTATCCCCTTGTATAAACAACCAATGCACTAACGGACAATCTCCATTACTATACTCATCTACTATCGGCATTGATAAATGGTCATCTCCACCCCATGCTACATCACAAGTCGCTACCGTCCTTTGATATTCTTCTTCATTCCTTTTATATGTACTTAAATCAAACTTTTTAAATTCTTCCTCAAAAAACAATAACCCTGCTCTCTCAATCGGATTCTGCTGTATTAAACAACTAAATGATACTGGGTCCATTAAATCCCTATCTTCATGAAACATCTCCGTCGTTATCGCAAATCCATACTTATAATTAAAATTACTCTCATCATTCTCATTTAATCCTGGTATCCTTATTTCTATTAGCCTCTCAGGCTCATGCTCTCTATAATAATTTATAGTCCTCGTTAATGGGTCATTTATACTAAACATTGTTCCTACTAACAACATCTTACATTGCCCTTGCATACGCTTCTTTAATGTGCCTGTAAATTCTACCCACTTTTTATCCATTATATCTTTATTAGAAGCCTCTTCTATATCTTTTACTAAATCATCCGCATACAATATGTTATGTGCCCTTGTACGCCCTGTAATTGAACCATCAAAACCTACAAAATACATGCTATATTCTGAATGTGCCCTCTTTCTATTTGAATCATTGCTAAAATCTAATACCATATCTTGTGCACTTCGATATAATTCATGTAATTTTGGAAATATTTTTGAATAATTTCCCATGTCATCATGAACTAAAGCATCTATCCCTATAAACCCTTTGTCTTTTGCAATCGCAGCTGAATAACTTACAAACATCGAAGGACTATCAGGATTATTTCCTAACGACCATGCAAGAAAACGTTTCGACACTTCCGTATTATGCGTTAATGTATATCCATCTGTTACATACAAATGCTCTGGGTGGTCCACCATTATACATTGGCACTCCTCTTGACGGACTTTCGTTATATTTATTATCTTCTTTTCCTTAGTTTCAAAATCTACCAAAAGTTGATTCCCTTTTATACACGCTAAATGTCCTAAACTTCTAATACATTCTGCGTATTCTTCTAATATACTTATACTATCACTAGTGTATATATACATGTCTTTTAAATATATTTTTTGACTATAATTTACAAATTCTCTTAACTTTTTCTGTCTCTTTTCTATCGTGTTATAAATATTCTCTGTTGGTCCTACTAATCTTATATAATAATCTTCTTCACTTTCTATTAATTGCTTTGTGTTTAGCACTTCCACTCGTCCATCACTTGTCTGCACTTCCCACAAATGCTCTAAGCCACAGTCTACATAAGTTCCATCATTAAATTCTACTCTATATACATCTTTTATCCCTTTAGGAAACACTCCAGTTACATTACATGCTTTTCCATCTGCTCCTATTACTCTCGTTCCTACTTTTACTTCTCCCATTGTTATCCATCCAGTAGGTGTTAGTATTTTACTACTTAATGGTTGCTCTTTTCCAGTTCCGTTGTGGCATCGACAATGTCATTATAGGTCTATCTTCCCTATAATAAAATTTACTCATCTCTCTCGCTACCCTATTTAATACCATCGTCCTTGGTGCTATAAACTGCTTCTCCGCCGGTATTCCAAATTCCATCGCTACTAAAAAATACTCAAACAAATACCTCGCTAAATAATAATACGTCTCTTGCATTACTTTATACAAATTCCCCTGCTCCTCTACACTCTCCGCTTTCCTTATCTCATCATTTATTGTTACCGCTATCGCTATCCCTATCTCTACACTCTCACTATATTTTAACTTCTTCTCCCTTGCATCATATACTACTTTCTTTACCTTCTCTTTATCCTCTATTAACCCTAAATTATACCTCATTATATTCAACAACTTTAACCTATTCCCTATACTCATCGGTGTCTTTATCTCAAACAGATTATACCTTATTTTTTTTACCTCATTTCTTAACCTCTCATAGTCGATTTCTTCTTCTCCCATCTCTCAACCTCCTCTATCGTCTTCTTTATATCCTCTACTTTTATACCATCTACTATCTTATCTATCCTTTTTAACATCTTCCTAAATTTATTCATTTTATAATCCCCCACATTGTAAATTTTAAATATATTTCAAACCCTATAATAGTTACAGCTACTATTATTAATATTCCTAGTCCTGTGCTAATATCTTTAAATACTTTTATCCCTTCTATAAATATAAATATACCTGATATTACTAAAAATATCGTAAATATTATGTCGATTACACTTATCGCCATCTCCTTCCTCTCCTTCTCTCTCCTACTTCTATTCCATATTTTTTCCCTAAATCCTCTAATATTACTTGATTTACACTCTTCCCCCTTACTCTACTTTCCTTATTTAACTCATCATGCAACCTTACAGGCACTCTTATACTCCTCTTTACTACTTGCTCCTCTTTCATCTATCCTCACTCTCCTCTTAAAGCTTGATTATTAAATCTCTCATCTCCCTTTGATACGCATCCTCTATACTCTCCATTATCCTTTCCATTAGTCTTCCAGCTTCTTGCTCATCATAGCAACCCTTTACACTCACTAACTTGCCTTCATCCGTTAACCCTACTACTGTATTTCCTCTTACCTCTAAACTTAACCTACTTACATTTACTACCCTTCTATTCTTTTCGTCTATTAGTCTTATATCCAT